AGAAGAGAAAGGAGGCGCCTTAAAATACGGCACATTACTTGTGATGTAGTTCATCAGGAACACTCCTCTAGGGGTTTACCCCGGCAGGGGATTCCTGCTTGTATCACATAAAAGAGAGTTAGTCAAGGGGGCAACACGCCCCCCTGACAAGTTGATTAGGCGAACGTAGCCGCCGTCTCTGCAGTACCGAGTTCTGCGATCACTGCGAACACACGTACCTTACCGTCGAAAGTTGCCGTGTTGGCAATCAGATCGATAGTGTCGGCAACAGTGTACAGCTTTGCAGTACCGGCTGCATTGTTGATCTCGTGACCGGTAGCAGTACCGTCCAGAGCAGCAACATAGAGATCGTCGTCTGTGTCGTCACCGAGATCGAGGACTGGCGAACCAGTCGATGCTACAGTGAGGACTTCCACACCTGCCATGAGAACAAGAGTGTTTGCCTTCATCTCGAACACCTCAACGGAATCCGAAGTAGTCAGGCTGGTAGACGAGAAGTCGAGAACGACTTCAATGATCTGCGGCTTGATGCCAAGAGGGACACCAGCGACAGCACCAGTTACAGTATAAGTAGCCATTACTAAGCCTCCCTATTAGTCAGTCTTAACGACACCCTGAACGATGGCTTCCGGGCGAATGACTTTACGGCCAAACACGTGGAGACCACGAACGATGTCGCTAAAGGTTTCAGTCGAACGTACAACTTCAGTCTTCGCGATGTGCGAAGCAGTTGCAGTTGAGGACATGTGTCCAGCAAGAACAACGAAGTCATTCGTAGTGTCTTGCGAATTAATAGTCACAACGTCAATTCCTGAGTTGTTCAGAGCGGTGGACTTGTAACAATTAAAGCCAGCAATGTTGCCAGCCATTACAAGGCCGTTGCGGAGAGGCGTGGTGCCGTCACCGGTTACCTGAACTTCTGCGAACTTGGCACCAGCCTTGAACGCATTCTCGTAGAAGATTGGAGGTGCTACAAACCAGCGGTTCTCTTCCGGAACAGTCTGATCGTCGAGGATACGAGCCATCGTCATCAGCAGGTTGACAGCAGCATCTTCGTTACCACTACCGGTGATATCGATAGGGGCACCAACTGTGCCAACAGAAGTACCAGTATTACCGGCATTATCTGCCATATTCTGCAAGATGTTGGCATCGTACTTGCGCTTCAGCGAGTATGCACCCGAAGAAGTAGCAAGCGCCTCGAAGTTAACGTGAGACTGACGCTCTTCGATGTCGTCAATCTTAAATGCAAAAGCATTCGCCTGATCGACCACCATAGTGATCTGATCGTCAGCGAGGTCTTGCGGGTTTACGACCGCACCACGTGCATAAGAGGAGACCGTGATGGTCGGCTCTTTGATGATGCGGACGGTGTCGCCAAAGTTCTCAATTTCGCCAGCGTAGTCGGTATTCGTAATATCTTCTGCAACCGAAGCGCGACGGAAGAATTTGAGAACTTTTTGGCTGAAAATTTCCGGTGTAAAGTTACCGGATGGCAGGTTATTATGACCTGACGCGCTATTAAAAGCCATTAGTCCATCCTTCCTATTTGGAGGTTAAGGTTAGTTGTTGTAGTCAATTCGGCCTTCCGCTCGTGCAGCATCTAATTCGGCTTCCACCTTTTCGAATTCCCACGGCTTCATTTTACCGATTTCTGAAGCCTTCCAAATTTTATCACTCCCACTCGCGGTTTTAACTTCACGAGCAACATTGCGTGTTACTGCGTCTGCTGCGGAGTTCTTAGACTTGGTGCGCTTCTTAGTTTGGCCTGTATCTGCTTTGTACAGATCAAGTACCCGTGCCGCCCAACGTGCATCCGTATTGTTTCGATAGATGCCGTCAGAAATAGATTCAGGTTGTTCGGAAAGCCAACCGAGAAACTTCTCATCATCCTTGAGTTCGTCAAAGTCGGGATGCAACCGTAGCAGTTCCTCATAGGCTTTCTGCTTTTCCAGTTCTTTTTCCCGCTCCTTGATAGTGCCAAGTTCCTGTCGAAGTTCAGACAGTTGGGATTCGGCCTGAATAGACGATACGGTTTGTACGACCTCAAATACTTCAGGATACTGATCTTTGAATGCTTGCAGTTCTTCTGGCGTCTTGGGCATTGAAACTCCCTCTGGCATCTCAGCCTGTGGTGTTTTCATTGCCGTTTTCAAGGCGGTTATTTCCTGCTTGAATTCGCTGACCTTTGCATCATAATGCTTTTTAAGATCGTCGTATCGTTTCTTGTAGTCGTGGTCCGCTTCTTGTTTCGGCTCTACGAAACTCGCTGCCTCTTGGGGAGTAGCCTCTTCGGGGTCCGCATCTTGGGCTTCCACAGCTTCGTCAGATTCATCGTCTTCGTCTTTATAGACATCTTCACGATAGTTACCACGATACAGCGTGTCGCTGTTGATTGTGCCGAAGGAATCGTTCGGCTTGTTGGCACGGTGGCCTCTTACTCGTTTTGCCATTTATTTTACCTCACTCGCGGGGCCACTTGGCTGTGGGTAGCCGCTCCGGTTGTGCTGGGGCCGCAAACTTGCGGGTAGCCAGCGAATTCCTTAAATTTTATTTTTTACTTTGAGCTTCTGTTTTTCTAGCTCTTCTGTTATACTCTCTAACACCCTTGTTAATTATTGGTGTTCTTTTAGATATAAAGCGGCCTTTATCATCTACAAACTGCTGTAGCTCTGGATACTTATTAAAAAGACCTGCTCTAATTGGAGTAGGTGCGTTGTCGTACACGTACCTAGCAAAACTCTCTTGATAGCCCAGCTTTGTAAAATCTGCTGTCTTTTTACTTTTTGGTAGCATACCTTGCACAGTTTCGTACGCGATAGCTTTTGCTCTTATTTCTTCGTTGTACCTCTCCTCCATCTCGAACGCTTCATACGGATTAAAAGGTGTTTCTGCTCCAACTTTTATGTCGTACTGACTGTACTTTTTATTTAGCTGGGCAGATGGATTGAAGAATGAGTCTAAAGTTTCAGGATCAGGGTAGGGATTTGTGCGTCTTGTATCTAGATAATCTAGATGGGCAATTTCTTCGGCCATTGCAAAAAGATTAAATAGCGTCGGAGTTTGCGGTACGTTTATTTTTCGAGTACGAGGATTTGCCTCAAATTTTCCTGTTATAGGAATCATACCTGTAGCATCTGCAAGAGCTTTATGGTAGTCTGATACGGTTTTTCCTTTATACAGTCTACCTTGCATTTTTGCGGTTGGCTGATCTTCGTAGTATTCAGAGGTAACAGTCACGTCTTCTGGAAGATTGCCAAGCATTTCTTTCATCTTACGGCGAACTTCATCCGCAATGATGCGATCCTCGTAGTCTACGTCACCTCCGTTTGCGAACTTTTTTTCGTCGAGGAATCCACCTCCCGCCTTTTCTTGACGACGAGTGACTTCTCGTTTACCACGATTGTTAATTTTACGGAGACGATCTAGGCCAATAACTTTGACCAGTTCAGGGGGTACTTTTACCTCACCCTTAGATAGGGCCACATCGATAGTACCTTCATATAGTTTACGATCTACGCGACCAATGTCAAGTCCTTTTTGTACAGCAACTTCATAAGCTTTCATTAACATCTTACGAATGTCTTCGCTCCCGGCAATCTCAACAGCCGGTGCATTGATAATAAAAGTGTCTGGACGGACACTGTCGTTCTGATCATCCGCAACAGTTTCGGCTTCGCTGAACTGTTCTGGCGGCTTGCCACCTACAAACTGTGCGGGTTGCATGGGTTGATCGCCCTGTGCCATACCCTGTACAAGACCGCCTCGACGAAACTGATTAGCATTTACACCCTGCACAAACTCATCGCCAAGAACTTTTGCAAGGACTAGGGCAACCGGTTGCTCAAGCATGTCCTGAAGAAGACCCATCTCTCGTTTGTCGAGTCTCTTGGCACGTTCTACCACACCCTCGCGGTACTTCTTCATTTCTTCAGACATAGGACCGCCTTTCCAACGACGTAGCAAATAGGCTCCCAGAACGCCCGCTCAATACGGCCAACCGGATGACGCTTGCCCTTCTTCTGCATCCAAATGTCTGCGGTGCGCCGACGAGCGATACCTTCAAGAACGCCGCGAACCAGTTGGCGGGGCTTGGTAGTGCCACCATATCCGTAGGAGACGAGGGGTCTGAAGATGGCGTGATAGCCAGCCTGATATTCGGGCGGCATATTGCGGCTGTGTGCAAGCCAGATAGCCTGACGAAACGAACCAAAGCCGTAGGCTTCGTTCATGGCTGTGCAGACTCT